TGTAGAATTTGATTCCTCAGAATACAAATATCTATTCGGTTGTAGTAGTGAAAGCATCATAGCATCCAATCTAGTATATATCTCGAAGTTACCAGCTTTATCGTATCTCTCAACCCAAAGGAAGGAGTCAAATACATCAACTGGCTTTATGTTAGTAAAATCAGTATCCAACACCATAGCATCCATACTAGACCCCCTCGTATTTGATTTTATACTCAACGCGCATAATCATGTTTGAATCTCCTGATGTTACTGCGTATGAGAATACATTAGACCCTGGGATTAATCGTATCCAAACTGGATTACGACCCAGAGCATTCATTAAATTATAATCAATACCGTCACGAGTTAGTGTTATGAACTTATTACCGCGAATTGTACTGATTACTAAACCATCACCATGTATGAATTTACCACCAGGAACTAGGGATGTGTCTATTTGTAATATTTCTCTTGTTAGTGAATTGTATATGCGTAAATCAGTAACATCACCACTGAAGTGCACAACGATATTAATGCCTGCATCGTCATTACCCTCATATTCAATATTAACACCAGCATTATCACGATATTCACCAAATATTATCAAATTCTCAGTTAGAGAATTATTCATAAATGGGAATGTGAACTCTTTTGACACACCTGCGATTATCGCTGTCTGTAAACTAGAGTCGTATAGATATGGATCAGGACATATTATTGATATACTACATCCGGATTCGGGTGAAAATATATTAGGGTTGTTATACTCAACATACCCTTCAGTCTCAACTGTTCGATCATTACTGACAACTGCTATTTTGACGTTTCTTTTAACTGGAAAGTATTTGTAACTTTCACGTCTAGCATCATCGCTAATAAATCTCAAATTAAGAACTATGTTACGTTTATTAGCCCTAGCTGAGTTGAAAGCAGAGCCGTCAGTCCCACCCAAATCAGTTAAATTTATTGCCCCAGTAGGAGGCCCTAAGCCATCTATTGAAAGAACTGCAAAGCCAGATAGTTCTGGCCTCGCTAATTCTAACTCAAGGGTTGCACCACTAGGGTTAGTGATTAAAACCTTCTCAATCATATAACACCTACCGCAGAATTTATTTGGTTATTCGTTTGTCTAAATATTTCAAGTCTATTAAGTGCTTTTGGTGAAGAGTTGTATTGCTTAAACTCAACATACGTATTACCACCGCCATCACTTGCATTCGGATCAGGATCTCGATAATCCTTAGGATCAATCGGTGCTCTATCTGATAAACCTGTCATATCTAGTGTATTAGCAAATTTAGTTTTATCCATATCAAACTGAGACGTATCTAAAACTGGGGTTATCACTGGACTCATGTCCATATCACCATCAATAATGTCACGAATTTTTGTCATAGTTGATTTCATCGCGTCTATAACATCGTTACCAGCTGTTGATGTTGTGTCAATTAATGACCCACCCATTGCTTTAATACCATTAATCATACCTTCAATTGAGAATTTACCAATCTCTTGGAATTTTCTCGATGGTGAGTGTATCTCAAGAGTATTCCTCATCGTACCAACTGTACTATGACCAAGGCTCTTTATAGTTTTCTCCAAAGCAGGAGCTTCCTTTTCGACACCTTTCTTAATACCCTGAACCATGTTAACACCAATGCTAGGCCAATCCATTTCTGATAATTCAGTACCTAGTCTATCGAAGTCATTTATTGTATCCTTTTTAAGGATGCGAAGTTGTTCATCCCACACATATCGAAGTTTGAGCAATTCGTCTTTATTAGCCACAGTTAATGAAGCCATGCCATCTTTCCAATCATTCTTAAGTTTATCCAACTCCGTCTTAGAATTAAGATTAAGCTCAACAATCTTATCTATTGTATCAAGACGCATTCCCTCAAGCTCTGTCTTGGCTGTTCTTCTTGCTTGTTTATGTTTCTGATCCCACAAGCCTGTGTATTTACTTAACTCAGTATCTGTCATAGAATTTAACGCTTGTAGCTCTGGTAATGATTTAGGTCCCATATCCTGAAGCTCTTTTACAAGATCCTCACTAACACCTTTCGCTAATAATTCATCTAGCGTACCTTTCCATGTATCTAGCGTCTCTATTTGGTCTTTAAGATTCTTAGTTAATTCATCACCACTAACTTTCTTAGGATCCTGAATCTTCTCGAATAAACTATACATGCTATATACTTCGTCTTCACGAGCAGCTATTGCATCTGTGTATGTCTTATTTACAGCAGCTACGTCAGCCTCCCATTTTGACTTAAGTTCAGCATAACCATTATAATAATCCTCATCGATCTTATTCATCTTAGCTGTTAAGTCTTTCTTAAGCCTCCAAACTTCTTTATCGGCTTCCATACGTTCCTCAGTACCTTCTTTATATAAAGATTGTACCTTCTCCCATATAACTAACTCCTCAGCTAAGCTTAATTCATTGAAATACCTACGATCACTAATCCACGTTTTAGAAATAGCTAACAATGAGTCACCTAGCTTACGCATAGTACCTTCAACCTTAGGTGTACCATTCTCCAAACCTTTGATTAGACCCGTAGTGATCATATCACCCATCCACTTCATAACTCTCGATGGTGAGTGAATATCAAATAGGTTCTTAAATCCTTCTAAAGCATCACTACCCATTTGTTTAAATGCATCTCCGAACTCAGCAGCTTTCTGCTTAATACCTTCGATAACACCGTTTACAATATCAGCACCTAATTGCCATAAGTCAGCAAAACCATCAGTGATACCTTCCTTACCTTTATCAAGTGAAGCACCCATAGATTCTTTAAGCTTCTCAAACATGTCACCAATACCATCGAGTAAGGCACCGATAAGTTCTTTACCCTTTTCAAGCCACTCTGGTATCTTAGTTGTTAATATTTTAAATGCTGTAGTAACCATTGTCTCCATGAGACCTGTTATAGCATCGAATAGTACTGGACCATTCTCTTCTATTGAATCTGATAGACCATTGACGAATGAGATTATTACTTTAAACGCCATGTCTATGATGTCTGGTAGTTTATTACTAATACCACCAATGAATGCAAGGACTATATCAATACCTAACTCAACTATAGCGCCAATATTATCAGCAATACCTTGCATCAATAATGTAATCATCGTAACACCATTCTTAATTAACTTCGGTGTGTATTCTATAATAGTATCACCAAGTTTAACAAGCATGTCTAATAGCGTACCTACAATATCAGGAACCATTGTAGCAATTGTATCTATTAAAGACATGATTACAGCTCTGAATGCTTCCGTCAATGCTGGTGCACCATTCTTAATAACATTTGCGAACTCGATTATACCCTCACCAATTTTCTTAAATGCCAATGGTATTAAACCAAGTATAGACGATACTATAATTACTAATGATCCAGCCGCCGCTGCACCAGATACTGCAATTGCCGCTAAACCTGCAGAGAATGCCAATAAACCAACACCGCCTAATGCTAAACCAACACCTATTAATGCTACAGCTGCACCAAGTCCTAATAAGGCAGGTACTACAGGTTGTAATAACATACCAGCGATTCCGATTATAGCTAGTGTGCCAGCTAGGGCCACTAAACCCTTCAATATCTCGCCCCATTCCATACCACCGAGTGAATGTAATACAGGTGTTAATATCGCTAATGCTGCAGCTACAACTAATAACGCAGCCGCACCTGGAAGTGCTTTAGACATTAAGAACATTGCTCCTGCTATGATTCCTAGGGATGCAGCTAGTACAATGAGACTCTTTGCAATCTCAGTCCAACCCATACCTCCTAAAGAATTAATGACATCTCCTATTTTGAGGAGCGCAGCCGCAACAATCACTAAAGATGTTGCTTGAACTAGCATTCCTTTAGGCATTAAATGCATAGCAGCCGCTACAATACCTAAAGCTGCAGCCATCGTCAATAGCCCCGTTCCTATAGTAGTAGGTTCCATCGATCCTAAATTTTCTATTGCTTTTGCGAATATTAGCATTGCTCCACCAAGTATAGTCAGTCCTATGGCAGTACCTACGATACCTTTTTGACCACCACTGATTTTTGTGAAGATTGCTAACTCCGTTAATACTACACCCATACCAATTAAGCCTTGTGTTAGTTGGTTGGGATCTAATGCTCCAAAGTCTGATACTGCACTGGCTAGTATTTTTATAGATACTGCTAAACCCATAAGTCCAAGTCCAGCACTCATACCCATACCGTCGAAGTCTGCTACCTTTAAGAATAATGCTAACTCTGCAGATAGAACCCCGATTGCAACCAAACCTTGCATTAGTTTCTCTTGATCTATTTCGGCTAGTTTCTCAAGTGCACCAACTAGGATTAGAACAGCTGTAGCCATACCAATCATACCTATTACACCCTTACCCATACCTTTTAATCCACCAGTCATGAATTTATCAAATACACCCATTGAAACCATTAATTCACCGAATAATACACCCATAGCCGCTAATGATGAAGCTAATTTTGCCGAGTCTATACCCGATATTAATGTTAATGATACTGCCATGATACCTATTGCCGCTGCAATCTTAAGTAGTGCACCCGCTTTAAGATTTGATTGATATGCTTCGAGAGATCCTCTAACACCATCAAATATACCGGTTATACTATCTAAGAATCCACCAGCTTCGCCTGCTATATCTGAAATATTATCGATAAATTTCTTAATACCCAATCCAATACCAACTAACACTCCACTACCTATAACATCCAAGGCTTTATCAGCCTCCAGATTACTAACACCGTTAGATATCATCTCTTGTAACTTACCGAATGCTTTACCAGCACCAGTTGCCAGGGCTATTGCTATTGGTGTGAATAACTTTATAATGCCTATTACACCACCGAATACAACCTTAAACGCGTTACCAAGAGTAGTTAAAGGGGTCATTGTCGATGTTAAATCATCGATAAATTTATCTATTCCAGACGTATCTATATTTGCAGCTTCTAGGAACGCATCTTTAATACCACCAATCCAATCAAATGTGACTTGGAATGCTTCAGCTATAGAATCTATAAAGCCACCTATGAAATCAGTAACTTTATCAATACCTTTTCCGAATGCATTAGATGCTTCCAGAGTATCTCTAAGGTTAACTATGAAATCACCAACACTTGCTGTTGCTCCTAATATATCGGCATCGAAGTCGAATAAAGACACAGCCATATCGATAACTCTATCTGCTATTTCTGAGAATAACATTCTACCAATATCCACAACCGCAAATAAACCTCTAAATGTTCTACGCACCTTATCTAGAGTTGCTTCACTAGCTGTAAATTGTTCTGTTAAAGCTTTAAAGTTTCTAGATAGATTTGTTAAATCCATCCATGTTGACTTAGGGAATATATCTCTAAATCCAGCTTTTATACTACCAGTTATATCTAATAAATTCTTTATCGCATTCGATATACCATCGATTAGTGATTCTCTACCACCGTATGCAGCCCACATCTTGAGTGTTTCATTACGTGCATCAGCCGCAGGACCAACTATTGACCCGAATGCTTCACTTATAGATGTTAATAAATCTGACGATTCCTCTTTATCACCTATAATATGTTCCCATGATACTGCCCAACCCGATTGTACTGATTCTTTCATTACATCTAATAGTTGGGTAAATGTCTTAACTTGTGTTGCCGCTTTAACTAATGAATCATCTTCTGCAAGTTTAGCTAAAGTCTTTGTTAATACTTCAGTACTAATCCATCCATCCGTAAGTGATTCTCTAAATGGTACAGATTCATTAACAAATACACCCATTTCCTTAGCAGTATCTTTTAATGCGGTCTGGAATAACTCACCACCCATACCAGCATTTACTACCGAGTTCCAGTCCATAAGCTTTAACGAACCTGCCGCTATTGCTTGCGATAACTGATACATTGCAGTTGATGCTTGCTGCGCACTGGACCCTGAACCTGCAGCTAAGTTGGCTATACCCTTTATGGATGTTGCCGCTAAATCTAAATCAACACCTGCCGCTGTAAACGTACCTATATTCCTCGTCATCTCGGCGAAGTTATATATGGTTTGATCGGCGTAGGTGTTTAATTCTGCTAAGACTCTATTTACGTCTTTTAAACTTGTACCCTTACTAGCAGTGTTTGTAAGGATTGTTGTTATAGCATTCATCTTAGTCTCGTATTCCTGCAAACCCGTTTTTATAGGATCTATAGTTAATGAGGATATAAGACGTTTACCAGTGTTTATTGCACTATTTGTTATATTCTGCAGTGCAGTTATACCAATTATTCCTAAATTACTAAATCTGCTGGATATATTAAATAATGCATCCTGCATACCTCGTAAGTCGAATTTGTCGGCTGTCCCCTGTAGGTTAGATAAACTCCTAGAAGCGTTTTTAAGATCCAAGCTTTGTTCTAATTTGTCTAGTGATTTTATTGTAGTCGAGACGCCCCTTTCAAATTGTTTGTTATCAAACTCCATCTCGACGATACGACTATCAATATTTTGACTCATGCGCTAGTTACCTCCCTCCAAGCTTCATTTGCTATTTTCTTGAATATAGGTTCAAGAGTTGGGTTAATAAAGTCTATTCCACGCACATATCCACCATTACCAGTTCTATGACCATATTGTAATAATATAACCACAGGGACCCCATTCACTACATTGGTATTAATA